ACCATCGACGGTGATCGTGTACGTACCGCCGGAGACGGTGCCGGTCGAGTCGAGCGTCCAGACCGCCTTCGCGGAGCTGGCACCGAAGTTGACCTTGACCGCGCGGACGAAGTCCATCTGGACCTCACCGTCGACGACGATGACCTTGCCGTCAGCGTCGGTCTCCGGGTCGAGCACGACCGCGGCACCGACGAACGACTCCACGATGGATCGGTCCTTCGCGTTGACCGAGTCGTAGTCGAAGATCTGCGTGATGGCCATGCCATTCGCGGCGATCGACGACCCCGACACCGCACCGCGCGGCACGACCGGCGCGACGTTCGCGAGAGCGACCGCCGTCTCGTGCACGAAGTACGACTCCTCAGGGTCGAGCGCGGGAACCTCGACGACGGTGAACCCGCCGAGACGTCCCACGACGCCGTCACGGAGCGCCTCGGACATGCCCGACGTGTCGACCGCGAGCAGGCGCGGGTGGCCGGCGATGTTCTCCGACACGGTCGACCCGACCAGCCAGTACAGGCCGGTCGTTGGGACCTTCTCGTCGACGAGCAGCTTCCGGGCGCGCAGCGCGACCGTTGCCGGGTCGTGGTTGTACGCCGTGGCCGGGGTCGTCGGGGTGAAGTTCACCTCGAGCACGAAGTCGGCAGCGGCGAGCGTGTCGACGATGACCTCCTCGTAGAACTCGATCATCGACTGCACCTGCGGTGCCTGGATGTCTCGCACGAACTCGACCTCGTCGAGCGTCTGCTCCTCCGGGGAGAGGTGCACCGCGTTGTACGGGAACTTGTCGAGCGCGATCTGCATCTTGGCCTGCGACAGGTCATCGACCACGATCGCGTTCGCCGAGCGCCAGCCCTTGTCGCGGGCGCGGAGCAGCGGGGGCCGCTTCACGTTCACGACGTCTCCGGCTGCGCCGCGGAAGTCGCTGATGCCGTACTTCGTGACGAAGAGCGTCGGCAACTTGACCTGACGGCGCAGGAGCGCCAGGGCGGTGCCGGCGAACTTGGTCGCCTTCTGGAAGATGTTCGCCATGGGATACCTCCTTGGTTAGGGTTTTGACCGCAGGGGACCCCATGGCGGGTCCTGCGGGTGTTACCGGGCGAGCGCCGCTTTCACGACGTCGTCGGCAGTGAGTTCGGGCTCCGCGCCGGGCCGTGCACCGCCACGCGGGGCAGGCTTCGGCTGTCGGGGCTCCGGCTTCTTGTTCTCCGGGTAGAACCGGTCGAGGAGCTTCTGGGCGTCCTCGAGCAGCTCGTCTTCGGTGTCGCCGCGGAGACGTTCGGCGAGGTCTGCGTCGAGTCCGGTGGACAGAGCGACTTTCAGTCGCATGTTCTCCGACTGCAATTGCTTCCACTCGGGCGCGTTCTTGTTCGCCTGTGTGATCGCCGCGTCTCGCTCCGCTCTCGCTTTCTGAAGCCTCTGTCTCGCCATTCGAATGGCTCGGCGCGCTCTCGGCGCATCAAACGGGCCGTCAAACTCTGGCCCGTCTTCGTCGTCTTCGTCGCTGTCTCCCGATTCGATGTCGCCACCGTCTGCGCCCTGCGCGTCCGCGGCGTCCGATTCCTGCTCGGAATCGGTGTCGTCGCTCTCCTGACCTCCGGTCGGGTTCGCTCCGCCTTCTCCGTCGAGGAACCGGATCCCCGCGACATCGAACCGTGTCAGTCCGATCGTCGCGAGGTCATCTGCGCCTCGCCGTGCGTGCACCTCTTGGTGCGTGGTGTCGCCCTGCGACATAGTGGTGTCCCTCCTAGGGATCGCCCGCCCCGGTTGGGCGAGTGGTCTACGAACGCGGATAGAACGCGTCCAAGTAGCCGTTCAGCAGCGCACGGTCTTTCGCTGTCCGGTTCCGCTTCGAACCGAGATACTGAAACGCCGAAGCCTCCGGCTCCGAACCGTCTGCGCGTACCGCCGTGCACTCACAGTGCAGGTGAGCCCCGAACGATGCGGTTGCTTCCTTGTAGACAGCGCCGCGGTCGGCGAGCATCCTGCAGAACCGGCACGCGCCATCCCGCGCGATGCGCTTCCACCCGACCCGCTCAAGCAGCGACGTGCGCCGCACCGTCTCCCGCGCCCCCGACAGGATGTCGAGCACCGCACGGGCTGTCGTGTTCGAGTACACCGTGTCGGCTACGTCGGTGATCCGGGCACCAGCGCTCATCGCCTTCTTTCCCGACTGCGGGCCAAGCCACGCCAGAGAAGCCCGCAGCTTCCCGTGATCCACCGACGGGAGCACGAACGACACCGTGCCCCGCGCCCCAGCCGCGCGCCGCATGCTCATGTACGCGTCCTGCGCTACCGAAACCGTCTTCCCGTGCCCGTCGGTGACGACACGGTCTACGGCGGTGATCCACAGCGGCGACGAGCCCTCGAGGTCTTTGAAGTTCAGCTGCGGGAAGATGTCTGTGAGACGGTCGGCCGCTTCACGCCGGATCAGCGCCAGCTCGCCGCGGTACTCGCCGACATCCACGGGACTAGAGTCCGTTCATCAGCTGCTGGATGGGTCCCGGGTCTTCCTGCGCGTATTCCTGCCACCGCTTGATGCGCTCAGGCGACATCCCCGGCAGCATCTCCCACAGGCCACGTCGCGGCGCATCAACCTGCGTGCGGAGCTTCCCGACAGCGTCAGCAACCTGCGACAGCGACCGGATCTCCGAGTTCGCCCACTCGACCGCGCCGGCATAGTCATCCCACGCCCCAGGGATACCGTCGATGAGGCCGGCGAGACGGAACAGTTGCCCGTGGGACTCACCGAACGCGACCGTGTAGTCGTGGATCTTCCGCTGCGTCGACGCTTCCTCCGCCGCCTGCGCCTCGGCACCGTCCGCGTTGTTCGACTGCGAACCGACGATCGCTTTCTGGCTGATCTGCGCCGCCGTCGCCAGATCCTGCTTCGCGTCACGACGAGCCGCAATGTACCCGTTCAGTTCGGTCCCGTCGAGGGTGCCGACCTTCGCTTCCGGGTTCTCGATCAGCAGCAGCCGGTCCCGCTCGAGCGTCGCTTTCTGCGCTGCCGCGTCCGCATCCGTCTCGGGCTTTTCCATGCCGGTGATGTACCGGATCTTCCATGACGAGTACGACTGCGTCAGGAGCCGGTCGAAGTTGGTCTGGTCGATGTTCGCCTGGATCGGGATCAAGCGCTCGACCTCGCCGTACACGTTGCCCTCGTCGTCTACGTCGCCCGCGTACCGGACCACCGGGACAATCTCCGTGCCATGGACCTGCTTCTCGAGGTACTCCGCGTTTCCGCCGTCGGCGTCGATCTGTAAGACATGGACGGCCTTCTCGTCGACGACACCGAAATGGAAGTGCCGGCTGTCGGCCTTCTCGGAGTACGCGGAAACCATCGGCCACTCGTCCGCTTCCGGGTCCTGGTACAACGCGATCATGTTCCGCGCGGAGAACACCTTGATAACCGGTGCCGTGTCTCCCGGGACCGCCAAAGCGAACGACTGGCCACCCTGAAAAGCGGCACGGTAGAGCCGCTTCTGCCGCACAGGCAAAAGGTTGCGGCGCCAGATCTCCCACAGCCGCGCCTTCATCGCATCCTTGACGTCCTGGTCTGCAACGCCGGGGTTGTAGTCGACAATCTCGAGCGTCTGCGTCAACACCCGAAGAACCACGTCGATCAGCGGCACAGGCGACTTCTCGAGCAGCGCTTCGTACTCCTGATTTGCCTCACGCGGCTTGAACGGGGGAACGTGCACACCGCGGCCCCAGTCCCGGAGCACCGTCTGACGTTCACGCTCCCTCCGCCATGCGGGGATGAGAAGGTCATGTGCCTGCTCCATGATGAGTCTCTGCTCTCGGGTCACCACACGCCTCCCTTCGGTCCCTTACGTTTCGACGTCGAATTCAGAACCAACGTCCTGACCATCCGTGCACCCACCGCGCACACAGCAAGGTCGATCTTCCGCGGCGACTCCGGCCCGTCCTTCATCAGCGACACACCATGCCTTGTAGGGAACCGTTTCGCGTTCTTCACATGCCGCGCGAGCTCCGGGTTACCGTCATGCGTCAGATCACCGTTCTCGATGTCCTCAGCCATCTGCTCAGCCGCCGCAACGAACTTCGCGCCCTCGTCGGAACTGTTCGCCATGTCGAACGACACCGCATGCTTGTTCGGCCGCGCCCACACGATCAGCCCAGACCCGAAATCCCGATGCCACTCGTCGATCATCGGCGTCCAGAACCGGTCCAGCGTCCCGTCCTCCCGGGTGTGCGACGGGTCCCCGAAGAACCCGAGCACCCGGTACGTCTTCATGATGTGCCGCACCCGCAGATTCACCTCGGCGCGCGGCGCGACCCAGTCGAAGTCCTTCAACCCAAGCGTGAACAACTGCCCGTCGCTGATCCGGCACCCGACAAGCGCCGTCGCGTCATCCGACTTCGACCCGTCGAAGAACAGGGCTATCTCTTCACCCGGCTTCAGCTTCGACGCCGGCCGCGCCAGATCATCCCACTTCTGCGCGTTCGCCCACGACTCCTCATCGGAGACGATCTGGTTGTACCAGAACCGCCGCGACTGCGACGGCGGGATCCGCGGGTCCTCCACCTGCTTGCGGAGCCGTTTCGCGTTCAACCACACCGAGTCGCCACGAACCGAAACGATGACGTCCTCGATGACGTTCGGATTCTCCGGGTCGATCAGCGGCGCGTTCGGTGCCGCCTCCAGCGAGTCGTACATGACGCCCTGCAACAGGATCTCGTCCGGGCGCGCCTGCGACAGTTCGTAGTTCGTCCGCGTCCGCTCGAGCACCGAGTCTTGCCCCGGCTGGTACGCATTCGAGATCTGCAACAACCTGCCGTGCACGTCGAGGTCTTCGGCGTCGATCGCATCCGGCGACTTCGCCGCGTTCCGCGCGAGCACCTCGTACATCGCGATGCCGTTGTTGTTGTCCCGCCAATGGTGAGTCTCATTCAGCAGCGTCGCCGTCGTCCGCGCGCCCTCGATCGGTGTCGGGTTCGACGTCAACGCTTGCAGGAACCGCTCATCACCGAGCGCGTAAATCTGCTCTTTCCCGATCGCGAGCTGATACTCAGCCTTCGCGTCATCAGTGAACATTCGCGGGAACAACCGCATCGTGTTCTTCGTCTGCTCCTGCGTCACCGCGAGGATCTGCACCCACGCGGCCGTCTGCTCCGTCGCAACGGCCTGACCGTTCTTCCACCCCGCGAACACCGGCACACCCACGAGCTCGTTCGCGCAGTACGCCGCGCCGAACGGGTCCTTACCGTGCCCCTTGATCCGCTGGATGACACCTTCACGGTCGAAGATCAACTCACCGTTGCTGTCGACGGCGTACCACCACAGCCAGATCCGCGCCTGCTCCGCCGTGAACTTCCACGGCCGGCCCCGCCGCAGCTGCAACCGCTGCCCGGTCCACACGAGCGAATCCCACCCGATCGAATGCTCCGGCAGAATGAACCGCCCCTTAGCATCCGTCTCCCACGACGGCCCCAAATGCGACGGCTGATACTTAAACGCCGGCCGAGCATCCGGCTCAGACAGCAACTCACGGTAGTACCGGCGAATGTCCGCCGAGTCGTCGTATTTCGGGGCGACGCGTCTACGCGCCACGAGCCCACCTGGCCCTCGCGGCACGCTGCGCCGCGATCGACCTCGGCGACTTCGGCGTCTCCTCCACATCCTCATCAGGAAGCTTCAACGCCTTCACCAACGCAGCAAACGCCGCCCGATGCTGCCGAACCTCCGCCAACAGCGGATGCGCCACCTGCTGCCCCATCGACCCCGTCACCAGCAGCGGAGCACCCTTCAGCTTCGCCTCGAGACGATCAATGAGCGCAAGCTCCCGGCACGCCGACTCCAGCAACGCGAACTCGCTCGACGACAGATCGAACTTCCCCGTGATATCACGCCAGAACTTCAACCCCGTCGCACCCATGCCCGCAGGCGCACGCCGACCAGCCATCAGTGAGCCTCCTAGACCCTGCGGCCAGCCCTGCCAGCCGAAAAAACCACCCGAAAATGCATGCGGAAGCGTGCTTGCTATGCCCGTCGGTCTTTTGGCTGGGCCGAGGGGGGACTCCCCCGGGGTGGTCAGGGGAGTCGGCGGATGCCGGGGTGTGGTTCGGGGGGTCGTCGCTTCGCTGCGACGTACCGTGCGTGTCTTGCTGCTTGTGCTTGCTGCTGTGTCTCTTGCTTGTGGTGTGGTGTGCAGATCCACATGAGGACTTCGTCTCGGTGGTCCTCGGGGTCACCTGTGTGGTGGCACTCTGTGCCGGGCGCGGTGCAGCGTTGGCCGTTGGTGTCTTGCCATTCGCAGATGCCTTCGGCTCTCTTGCGTACGCGGGCTCTGCGTTGAGGCCAGTCGCTCGGGAGGGTTGAGCGTCGGTCGCTGGTGTGCCACGCCATCAGGTGTCTTCCCATGCTGGGTCGCAGCACTCAGCCGCGGCGAGCCTCGACGTGTACTGCGACTCGCAGACGGGGCATTCGAACACGTGCGGGTCGGCTTGCTCGGTGACGAGTCGTTCGATGTCGGTCACAGCAATGCCAGCCTTGCCTCGAGCAGGTGTTCGTCATTGTCATGCTCGGGGTGTTCGAGGAGGAACCGGCCGATCGCGTCGAGCGCGTCACCCTTGTCTTTCGACTGGGCGCCGATGTGGTCGAGCATCGCGTCCGTGGTCTTCGGGATGTCGCGGACCATCAGTGGTGGTTCCTGTTCCGGTGCCACATGTACATGCGGTGCTGAACCTGGTACGGGACGAACGCGATCACCAGCAAGGTCACCACGAGTATCCCGAGCCTGCGGAACATGACCGCCTCCCTTGCGGGGTGTGGTGTCCCGCCGCGCATCACAGCTCCTGGGGCAGGGCTTACGGACACCTCGGGCGGAACGCGATCCGCGCTGTGAGGCTCCGGTCTCGTGCGTGTAGGTGTGAGCGTGTGGCGGCGGGACAACCCAGACGACCGCCCCAACCTTGGGACGGATACCCTCAACCAGCACAGGCCGCGTGTCAGACGACTAGCCGGGAGGGGGAAGGATCCCGGGGTGCGGGGCACACGCTCCCCGGGAAGCACAAACCCCGCAGAACCGGTTCTGGACACAGTTATGCGGGGATGTGACTAGCATACCCGATACCACGGGGTTACGACACGCAATCACACTGACGGCGTGTCGCCATGCTCCAGTTCAGCCGATTCCTGAGCTTGCAAGAGGACCTGCCCGCCGTCGGCGCTGAGATGGTTCACGCAGCGGTCCTCACCAGCAACGACATCGTGCGCGACCCAGTAACCGCCCACCCCGCATACGGAACACGTCGGCCCGCTCATGACGGATCACCCGGTATCTGGTCAAACCCAGTACAGGAGCATCGGGTGCATGCTCCGTCATATTCGAGAGGCGCGGCCCCGTGCTCACCGTGCTGGTGCAAGCAACCGCAGAGAGAACCATCCTGTACGCATCGGCATTCGCCAACCCACGGACATTCGTGGGCAGCGCCTAGATCCTTGATCTTCTCGACATGCGCGTCGAGACGGTCGAGGCCGCCGATTGTGCTGATCCGTAACCGCTCCATCGCGTCCCAGAGCGATTCGTCGCTCATGCTCCCTGTCCTTCCGGTTCCTGTGCCGCAACGACCTTCGCGCATCGTGGGCAGAACGTGAGCACGACATCGAAATCTGTGCTGGCGTCGTCATTTAGGCCATAGCAGACAAGCCACCCCGACTTCTTGGTGCCGACCCGCTCCCAGCGTCGAGGTACGGTGACGTCCGCACCGCATCCCATCAGACTCGGCATGCCGTCGCAGCGGTACTCGTATCCACCCTTCACCCGCTCCCCGATGCCATCGAATCCGCGCCAGCCGTTCGCGCGCGCTTCTGCACTCATGACGGATCACCCGATTCCCTGTGGCGTATCCACTGGCGCCACGTCTGATCAGCCGCGCCGACTACCTCGAGACGCCAGCGCACCCCGAGGTAGTCGACCACGGTCCCAGTGCGCCGCCAGAAGGTCCGCCACCATGCTGGCGGCCTCGGTTCGCGACCGCGGTAGCGCGGCGGCGTGTAGATGACCTTCACATTCCCGCTCATGACGGATCACCCGGTCGATAGAGCACGCGGACAGGCGTGTACGTCGTCGCTTGGTCGTCGTCCAGGTCGTAACCCGGTCCCCAAATCGTGCGCCAGTGATATGTCAGGCTGTCCGTACGGATGAATACGCGGCCGATCTCATCGCGGAGTATCGTCCCCTTGGGAAGTTGAGCGATGTCCTCGCTTGCGGTGTACTCCGACTGTTCGATCTCGGCTACCAGCCCACGTATGACGCGCTCAAGCCGCCTCACCTCGGGCCACGTCACCTTCCAGCCCATCTCCGCCGCTATTTCACCGCCCGCAAGAGCGGCTCGCGCGTCGTCAAGGGCACTCATGACTGATCACCGGGTTCCGATTCGGTCAGTGCGACCATCTCGCCCGCGTCAATCTGACGCCGAGTCCACCACCGCATCGTGAATCCGTGGCACTGTGGCCAGCCGGTACTCATGTACTCGCCGCGCGGTTCCTGGGTGCTACCGCACGTTTCGCAGCGGAGGATGCCGCCATGCTGCGGGACGATACCTTCCACCGAATGCTGTAGTCCGCGCAATCGGCCAAAGAACTCAACGCTCATGCTCCCTGCCACTCCGATCGGCGCTCGATGAAGATCGTGTGCGCCGGGTAGCCCCCGTTGCGCCCGACTGAGTGCACAGGCATTCGCATCCACCACGCGGCCAGGCGCGCTCCGATGAACGTGCGGCGAAAGATCGGCATGGTCAGCCGGGTGTTCCCGTACCGCACGACGTACGGGAATCCGTGGATGTCGGTATACCGGCGCTGATGCTTCGACGGCCGCGGTCGCCAGACGACTTCCTCCCGCTCGCTCATGACGGCTCACCAGCCGCCGGAAACAAGGCGTCAACCACTGCCGCAGCCAGTCGATTGTGGTACTGCCACACCGTCTCGCGACGCACGTCGTAGGGCCTTTGACTGCGAATTGCTCGCCGCCCTTCGTCTATGCGGCCGTCTCGCTCTGCGCTCATGACGGATCACCCGATTCGTGAGCAGTACGTTCGACGGCCCAGACGATGCGAGCACGCGCTCTTTGAAGTGCCAGCGACTCCCGCCAAGGCAAGCGCATCTCAGGTGCCCACTGGCGTAGCGCCCTGAACTCGTCTTCCCTCAGTTCGACCGTGATCGTCTTCACTCCGGACCTCCCGGTCTCTGGAACGGGCCGGGCTGGCGTAGGCCGAGACTGAACTCGATCACTTGGTAGCCCTCCCGACGCCAAAACTCGGCGCGAGAAGCATCCACATACCAGTGGAGTACCTCGCCCATGTAAATCACGGCGTAGACGATCATGATGATTCCTCCGAACCGAGTGCCGCTGAAACGGCGGACGCCTCAGCATCGAGCCGCGCCGCTTTGGCGAGCATCCATTCACGGAACTCGTGACGCTCGTCACGGGTCAGTTCCACGTAGAGCGATTCGCCCGATACGGATCCGAACCACCGAAACAAGCCTCGCTTCCTATCGACGCTCACCGATGAAGGCGTGAACATTGGCCATCGACTCATGTCTTCGAGAACTCGCGCCCTCTGCCGTTTCTCGTCAATCTCGGCGATCTTCTGCCGCACGTCCTGCTCGGTCATTTCTCCTCCTGGGTACGGTTCGGGTGGTTTCGGCATCCGGCTTGTCTCGCACGACGGGCACCCATCGGCGAGGAGCGTAAGCGAAAGCACCGGCTGATCCGGTTGCTCATCGGCCTCCTCGTAGACTCGGTGCCGCTCGGGGTATCCGCAGCTCGGGCAGGTCGCATCCGGCCTATCTGTAACCAACTGATAGCGATCCTCGGAGTTCCAGAAGTGGGTAACGAGGTCCTCCGCGGACGTCGTTCCGTCAGGAAGTGTGATCATGACGGATCACCCGGTTCGACCATGAACGTCACCGGCTTGCCGAGCGACCGCGCGTACGCAATCTCGCGAGCCGTGGACTCGCCGTAGTATCCGCCGACGTTCACGACATGCACCCTGTCGGCCATGTCGATCTTCTGGAAGTGAATCCGGTCGAGCATCCGCTTCAGATCGCTGGCATCCGTCGTCCAGTCGTAGTCCGGCAGGTCCGTGTGACCGAACAGCCCGAGCGAGATGACGAGGTGACCCTCCATCGTCAGGCGGGCGTTCTCGGCGTTGATCGCGTCCTTGAACTTAGTCGACCCGCAAAGAGTGACCACCTCCGCGCGCGTAGCGCGCTCAGCGAGGCACCCTTCACAGAATCCCGCGTCGCCCGCGAAGTGTCCGGGGCCAGTGTGCCTGACGTTCATCGTTCCTCCTGGGTACGGTTCTGTTGGTTGGTGTACTTGGTCATGTCGTTGCCGCCTCTCTCACGGTCTCGAGGTCGCTGGCGAGCTCACGCCCGGTCCATGTTGTCCCGCACGCCCTGCACCGGGCTGTCGCGTTCTGGAACGCCTCAGCCCCATCCGTGGGCCGGTACGTGAGAACAAGAGGGTTGGTGCACCACTCCCTCAACCGGGTATCCCACCACACGGCCCTGCCCGTCACCGGGTCGAACCCCTGAGTGCAAGCCGGGTGCGGGCACGGGTCAGGTAGCGGGGCTTCCACGATCTCGATGTGGTCGCGGATCAGGTCAGCCCACCCACGAAGCTTCCCGATGTAGAACGCTTCCGACGCGGGCTCGTGCGGGGTTCGCATGTACGCGACGTACCAGGCTTGAAGTTGGGTGGCCGCATCCGAGCGGCGGGGCGCCCCCGCTGTCCTGGCCCAGTCGCGGATCATCGCCGTGATACGGGTCATGTGCATCAGTGCGGTGGAGTCCAACATGCCCCGGGTGAACGCGAGGGACTGGCCTGTACCGTCCGTGGTTGTCATCTGCCCCCGCATGACGGCTTCCATCTGCACTAACAACGGGTCATGCGTGACCGTCCCGTTATGGGTGTGTGGCGCGACCGGGCACTCCGGGTCGCACAGGGGTGACATGTTCCCCGGAACACGTTGCCTCACCGTCTCCGTCGATGGTTTCGCCAGGACATCAACAGCATCCAGAAGCTCAAACCTCATCGCCGGCCCCTCACTGCCGCCAGCCCGGCATCCCTGCGAACCGCTGCCACAAATCCGACGAGCTCCCCCGTCTGAGCAGCAACCTGAGCGTCCGTAAACCCGGCCCTCACGGCGGCGAGAATCACCTCTCTGCGCCCTTGTGGACGGATGACATGGTTGATCGCCGCGACGAGCACGTCCTCGACCGTGACGCCACGGTTATCTGCTTCTGACGCGAGACGCCCCCACACGTTGACCGGGACCATCACCTGAACGGTTTCCATCACGCCACCTCCAGCGCTTTCTCATGGATGAACTGTTGAACCTCGAGCGGGCTCTTCGCTATCGCCCCGGTCACGTACCGTTGCGGTGCCGCTGGTGCGGTCTTCGCCTTGTCGAGGATCCAGAGCGCGACCTGCAGCGCCCCGTTCGCGTCTACCGTGAGGCCGGTGTGCCGGACGATCGCGTCGACCACTGAACGCAGGTTGCTCACCCCGCGGCGGGCGGCGAGCTTCCTCGTCATCTCCGGGATCACTATCGGGTCGGTCGAAACTCGCGCGCGGTTACTACTGGACTGACTCTTAGAAAGTGAGTAGAAGTCATTGGCTTGGCTTGGACTGGACTGGGCAGGTGTACCACCACCGTTAGTAACGTCGTTACCTTCGGTGTTAGTACGCCGTTTCTCCCGGTGTTTCGCAACCCGTTCACGAGTCGCCGCACGCTCCGCCTCAACCTGCTCACGGGTCCGCTGATACCTCGACCAGTCATGGAACCACCAGCAATTTTGACCGTCATCGAACACCCACAGGCCGGCCAGAACGAGAGCTGTAGCCGCGTCGTGGTCGCCGTCGAGGATCCTGAGAGTGCGGTTGGTCACCTTGCCGTCTGTGAGGTGCTTCGCGCAGTACGAGCCAGCACGAACCCACAGGGCGACAGCGGTGGCGTCGAGCTCGAGCACCTTCGGGTGCGACCAGAACCCGTCGTCCACGTTGAACCACACCATCAGCGGACCCCCACCCATTCGAGATGCCGTGCGATCTCCGCATCCGTCGCCGGTCGGCGTTCCCGGGAGGACAGCAGCATCCACCAGTCCCCGGCGAGATCCTGGACCGGTGTCGCGAGTGCCCGTTCGAGGGTTTTCGCGTGCGTCGCCGCGGGCCTGACGTACAAGCCGCGCTGCTCGAGCTCGAACAGGAC